GATGCGCTCGGTTTGGAATGACCCAAACTCGGCACCAAGTTCTTTTTTCAGGGCGTCGAACTCGTCCTTCAGCGGAGCTATCTCCGCCTCCGCCTCACGGATCTGCAGGAACAGATCAGACATCCGTTCCGCCCGTTCATCAGAGATGACAGCGAAACCCGATTCCAAGTAAGGTTTGGCTTTGGTTTCACACGAGATCACCTCGATGTATTTTTTGTGAAACTCCTCAAGCTTTGCGAAGTGCCGGTCGAACCAGATCTCGTCCCTGTCGACACGCTCGAGCAGGTAGTTGTCCTCGTCGATGTAGCAGAGGAAGTCCATCCACTGCAGGTCGCACACCTCCATCACGAGCTGACACTGGGCGTAATAGCTCGGCTTCTCGAGCACCGAGTAGGGAGCCTTGGCCCAGTACGGACACTTGATTTCAAGGCCACCATCAAGACCAATCAGTCCATCCGGTGAAGCGCCGATCCAGTCGTGGTCGTCGTGCTTGACGAAGCCGGTCGGAGCGACTGACACCCCAGTCTTGTACTCGTAGAACTCCAGAGCCACAGGCTCCATCCGCTCACCGTGGTTGGTGGCGACGTTGCCGGTGAACTCCCTGTCCGCGCCGAAATATTCGCGGACCATGTCACGCATTACATCCTCTTCCTTCTGGTAGGGATTGCACCCGAGGATTGCGCCGACACGGCTTCCGGTTACGACGCCGACCCGAGCCTTGAACCACTCTTCTGATTTCTGTTCCATGCTCTGATCCTTAATAGTTGTTGATCAGCACGTCTTTGCGCTTGTCCTTGAGCTCCGTCACTTCCTTGAGAAGTGCCTCGTCGTTCCGGTTGCGTGCGTACTTGCTGGCCTTGCTGAATGCAGCCTTCAGCTCGTCGACGTTCGTCGCAGCATTGATGGTGGCGATCAGCGCATCCTTCTCTGCGGTATCGGTAGGCGCGGCAGTCTTCGGCGTAGGCTTTGCCTTGGCAGCGTCTGGCAGATCTTCGCCAGCGTAGATGTAAAGGCCCAGACCAAACAGCGACATTGCCTTCACGAGGCAGCGCATCTTCGCGTCGTTGATGTCGCGAGCATTCGGGTTCTTGATGGCGTTGTTCCTGTGATCCATCACCGGCAACCACATCGTGCGCGTCACGCCGTCGACGGTCAGGACGCAGCGAACTTCGGCGGTGCCATCAGGAAAGCGGATCAGACCTTCGTTGTTGATCTCGCCGTTCTCACCACGCTGATTCTCGAAATAGAAGTTCGAGGTCGGGTAGTGCTCCATCAACGTCGCCCATGCAGGCGACCAGCTCAGGTACGAGTACCCGTTCTTTTTGTCGAGGTCGTCGTTGACGTTGACAAACGACAGGTTGTTCCAGATTTCACTTGCGCGAGGCTTGGCTGCTTCGTCGACCAACTTGCTGAGCGGGATGCCAGCGATGTGCGTTTCCATTTCCATTCCTTTCTCCGATCACGAGTCATCGTGTCGACGCACAACATAGAGCCTAGATCTGGCACGTCAATTCCTGTGTTTCGAAACATGTGGAAAAAGAATCGAGCTGTGACATCTCTGCATCACACATAAAAAGCCGAGTAGAAAAAATCGAACGGGCGGAGGTAGAACGCCATCACATTTCCTCTTGCACGAGTTGCTCGAGCGAAATATGTGCAGTGTGTGACGGCTACCGTATCGCGACGGGAACCGGCCAATGTTCGCTTGTGCGAAACCTCCAAATTTCGCATTGGCCCTGCCGTCACATTTTTTAAGCGAACAAAAGCGCGGTGAAGGGCCGCAGAAATTGGAGGTTGAAATGTCGAATGAGTTGGGCGGGTACGTCCTAATTTACCGTCGCATGTTGGATCACTCTGTCTTTCGCACTGATGCAGAGGCAATGGCGTTTGCGTGGATGGTGCTGCGTGCCTCTTGGAGAGAGGTCGATGTGCGCTACAAAGAGCGCTCTATAAAACTGCAGCGAGGACAACTCGCGATGTCAGTGCGGGACATGGCAACGCATCTGGAACGCAGTAAAGACTGGGCCAATCGCTTTCTCACGCGCCTCGTTGACCGCGACATGATCCGCATAGATAGCGCGACAGGCGTGACCATCATTTCCATCAACAATTACAACGCCTTCCAGCTCGATCCTAAAGGGCAGAGCGACAGGACCGCGACAGCAGCGCGACAGGACCGCGACACCACCGCGACACAGAACAATAAAGGGAATGAAGAGAAAGAAGAGAATAAAGGGAAGAGTAAGAAGGCTGACGCCTTCATCCTCCCTGATTGGATTGATGCAGATGCGTGGTCCGATTGGGAGGAACAGCGCAGACAGATCAAGAAGCCGCTGACGGATCAGTCGCGGAAGCTGGCGATCAAGGTTCTGCGTGAAGGCGTTGATGCTGGCTGGACCGTTCGACAGATCATCGATCACAACATCAACGGCGGCTGGCAAGGAATGTTCATACCCAAGGGCAAGGCCAACGCAGCATCGAACCCGATGGCTGGCCTGTCCTTCCAGCAGGCGCGAGCAAAGCTTGTTGACCTGACCTACGACAAGGACATGGCACACGACCGCTGGCTGCAGGACAAGTCGAACCAAGAGAAGTACGAAAAGTTCAAGGCGTTGAAGCTGCAGGTGGAGGCGCTGAACGAAGCCCTCAACGGCAAGAGTGAATGGAGGCACTAAATGGATTTACGTGAGCTATCGGAGAGGCTGAACAGCAACATGCTCCCGACCCTGCGCCACCTGCTACCAGCGGGTGTGGTCAACGGCGCTGAGTATTGCGTCGGCGGACTTGACGGCGAGAAGGGTCAGTCCCTGCGCATTCACATGAGCGGCCCGAAGGCTGGCGTGTGGAGCGACTTCTCAACTGGTGACAGTGGCGGCGACCTTGTCGATCTGTGGCGCGCTGTGAAACGCAGCAGCTTGATCGAGGCGATGGACGACATTCGTTCGTGGCTTGGTGTCGAGAGGCCTGCATTCGTCACGACGAAGAAGGAATACCAGCCACCAGTCAAGCCAGAGGGTGCGCGCAAGGTCGAGGGGACAAGCGTCAAAGACTATTTGACGTCTCGCGGCTTGAACGAAGAGACGATGTTGGCGTTCCGCATTGCGGCGGAAGGATCCCGCATCCTGTTCCCGTTCATCGATCCCAACGGTGAAGCGCGGATGATCAAGTTCCGCGACACCAAGGACAAGAAGAAGCAGGGGCCGACGTCGGCTGGGCAGATGCCATGTCTCTTCGGCTGGCAGGCGGTCGATCACAACGCTCGAGAGATATGGATCACCGAGGGTGAGTTCGACGCGATGGCGGCATACCAGATGGGTGTGTCGGCGCTGTCGGTTCCCTTCGGTGGCGGCAAGGGTGCGAAGCAACAGTGGATCGAGAACGAGTTCGACAACCTCGAGCGGTTCGACACGATCATCCTTGCGCTCGACATGGACGAAGAGGGCGAGCTCGCTGCACGAGAGATTGCAGAGCGGCTGGGCATACACCGCTGCCTCCGAGCTCCGCTGCCACACAAGGATCTGAACGAGTGCCTGCTTGCCGGTGTCGACATCACCAGCATTCGGACGATGGCGGCGGGGTACGACCCGCAGGAACTACGCTGTGCCACTGAGTATCGCGAGGACATCCTCCGCGAACTGTTCAGCGATGAGAAGGATCAGCGCGGCTTCGAGCCACTGATCGTCGGCCTCGAGGGCAAGCTCCGGTTCCGCGACGCAGAGCTCGTGATCCTCAACGGGATCAACGGCCACGGCAAGTCACAGCTTGCAGGACAGTTCGCACTTGACGCGATGCTGCAGGGCAAGCGCGTGTGCATCGCATCGATGGAGATGCCAGCACGCCGACTGCTCACGAGGCTGACGCGACAGACCGCAGGCATAGCGACTGGGGATCCGACGCAGGCATATGCCAACGCCTGCATCGACTGGTATGCGCAGAAGCTTTGGCTGTTTGATCTTGTCGGCACAGCGAAGACAACGCGGATGCTCGACGTGTTCAGCTATGCACGTAAAAAATACGGTATCGATGTTTTCTTCATCGACAACATGTCCAAATGTGGTATCGACGACGATGACTACAGCGCCCAGAAGCGCTTCATGGAGGAACTATGCGACTTCAAGAACACGACTGGAACCACAGTCTTCTTGGTCACGCACTCGCGCAAGGGCGAGAGCGAGGAGATGCCCACCGGCAAGATGGATGTGAAGGGCTCTGGCTCTATTACCGACTTGGCGGACAGCGTCCTCACGATCTGGCGCAACAAGAAAAAGGAACGCCAGATAGCGGAGCTGAACGAGTATGACGACGTTCCGGATGAGCTTCTCGGCACGCCCGACTCGCGCCTCACATGCAGCAAGCAGCGCAATGGTGAGTGGGAAGGATTTGTCGGCACCTACTGGGGCGGCATGGCAATGCAGTTCATCGGCAAGCGCGGAGATCAGCCACGAAAGTATGTGAACTTCTCCAAGCCGGTCGATGTTTATGAGCAGGAAGAGGACTTTATATGAGCGAAGACAATGTAATCCGTTTCCCGAATGCGGATCCCGACATCACCTACGGAACAATCCCGCCAGAGCGGGTGCTGAGTGCGGCGCTCGAGGATGCAGAGACTTTCGAAAGCGTGATGCTGCTCGGCTGGAAGAAGGATGGTGGCTTG